AAAAAAAAGAGTGCATGTATAGCACTCTATAAATAGTCAAATATAAGTCAAAGTCAAAATCATATATTAAAGTTTGCTTACAATATCTTCTAGTTCAGAACTGTTAAACCCAATCGTTCTCTGTACTTCTTCGTCATTGTCATCTACAAGAATAGTCGTAGGTACAGAACCAATATCGTACTCACCTGCAACCTCTGGGTTATCAAACGGGTTTACTTTTTCTGCTTCGATACCTTTGTCATCTAGGAAACTCTGTACTCGGTTACATGCTCCACAGTTTTCTTTTTCAAATTTTACTAACTTCATTATTCATTATCCTCTCTACTTTTTGTTTAAACTCTTCTTTTTGTTTTTCTTTTGGATACCCTTCAAATTTGTATTTGAGTAAGATATTGTTGTCTACTTGAAGAGCGTTTTCCAAGTAATCCAGTGCTCCGCAGAAGTTTGGATACTCACTTCTCCCACTACCAAATAAGATAATATCTTTACCTTTAAGAGACTCAATACTATCTCGATAAGTTCTCATCTGAGCAGGGTACTCTACTTCGTCTCTGAATTTACTGGAATACGTAGAAGTACCAATAAATATTATTTTACTTTCGTCCCATACATGGGTTAAATCTTCCTTGTTCTTTCGTTTAATCTGATGTACATAGTCAAAGTAGTCTCCATCAAGTTTCTCAAGTATCCCAATTGTGTTCCCCTTAAGGGAAGACACAATTAGGCTTGTTTTTTTCTTAAAGGTCAAAATCTCCACCATCCTCGTGTTTGTAAGCAATAGAGTTTCCTTGAAGGAAATCAGCTTTTGCTGTAATAGCACCTTCGGATGATTTCTTATTACCATAAGTTGTAATCCACTGAGACTTGATGGTATCGTTCTCTGGGAATGGTTCTGTCATTCCCGCATTGCGACAGATAAGGTTAGCTAAGTACTCTACATAGTCGTGATACTCAGGTATTGTCATGGTATCTACATCTTCAAATAGCCATGAAGACCAGTCCTTCTCTAGCTGAACAGCTTCCTTAACATAGTTCATAGCGTAATCTAAGTTCTCTTGCGTATTAATCTCAGGGTTTTCAGCCATTAGAATCTGAATGACTAAACCAAATATTTCAGAATGTTGATTCTCGTCTGCTTTGATAAGATTGATTAGGTTGTTAGACTCAAGCATTTTGTTATCTCGTGCCAGTGAGTGGAAATAAACAAAACCTCCTGAGAAATATAAACCTTCAAGAATCTGGTAAGCTAGAAGACCCTCAAACACTTTCTGTAAAGTATCTGTGCTCATACCTTCTTTAGGATTACCTAGAACTAAGTAATCTGACAGAGCTTGGGTCATTGTATCTAATTTTTCGATAACATGGTCATTACGTTTTTGTAATGTAGGTATCTTACGTATTTCATTAAATGCTTGTTGTTTCTCTTGGTTGTTCATAACAGTAGCATTCATATGTTCATACGAAACATTATGCATTGTCTCGAATGAAGCGATTATTGACCATAGTGTACGTAAGGAAGGGTCACTTGTCGTTAGGAATAGTAATGTAACCACATCACTTGCTATTGAGTCCAACCAATTTAAAGCTCCAGAACTGTACTGGTAGGCTATCTGTTCTGGTTCAGTTAACTCTTGCTCGTACTGTTCTTTGTCCTTCCCAAATGCCAATTCTTCAGGAACCCAGAACTCTCCAAATAGACTTCGTTGGTAGTCTAAAAACACTGGGTATTTAATATCATCCCAAGCTCGAATGCCACTAGCCTCCCCACCAAAAATCTTGGTAGGGTGGTTAGGCTCTTCAGCATTATAAATTCTAAAAGGGGATGTCTGTACTAAGTCGCTAAAATTCATCTCTCTTGCTCCTTTGTCCTAGTAATATCTTATCCTTCACACATAATACAGTTCTCAGGAAGTTCTCTGTTCTGTGTATGTGTGTAGTATGTTGTTTTAAGTCCTTTATTCCAAGCACCTAGGTCTAGTCGTAACATCTCTGAACCTTTTGTATTCTCAGAAACGTGCATATTATGTGAGATTGCTTGGTCAATATATTTCTGAGCAGAAGCTATAATATTGAGAGACCACATCTCGTCCATTTCAAACCCAGACTTGTAATACCATTTTGTTTGGTTATTATAATTAGGTGGCACAATGAGAACGTTCATACCTGATTTATTCTCGTTGTAGGTAACATCATATAATGGGTCTAAGGACGGAGAACAATTCATAATAACGCTATTAGATGCTGTCGGGGCAACTGCACTAAGATATCCATTTCTCATCCCTATTTTAGCCAAATCACGGAATGGTTGCCATTCTTCTCCTGTAAACCCTCGTTTATCGAAGAAAGCTCCTGTGTTCCAATCACTACCTTTAAACAATGGGTAAGAGCCATGCTCCATAGCTAACTTATGAGAAGCTACAATTTGAGACTTGAGGTAGCGTTTAAATATTTCTTCTGTGAACTCGGATGCCTCGTTAGATTCCCATTTAACCTTTTCGTTAGCCATTAGAGTTGCAAGACCCATAGCTCCTGCACCAACAGCTCTATATAAGTTGTTTGTATGGGTTGCTTGTGGTACGGATAACCTATTTAATGAAATAACATTATCCAGCAAACGGAATTGCGTATCTATAACCTTCTGATAAGTTACTTGGTCAAGTCGGTGAACATTAGGTAAAACTAGAGAACTAAGATTACAAGTTACAAGACCGTCCCCCATCATTTTTGTAATTATATAGCCTTCTTCATCCATTTCTTCAGATATTTCTCTGTCAAACTCCTGATTTTGAATTATCTCAGTCCTATTAGTCAATCAGACTCGCTAAGTCTGACCCGTTCTCTTATGAACTGCTACATGTCTCCATGCAGAGAAGACTATATCACGCTCCCAGACGTTACTCTAGGAGCCTTTGCGTTTCCATTTAAAAGTCTTATAACAATTGCCATTCCACAATTGAAGCTTACCGCTTGGCTGTACTCTACTCGGTCCTCACTGGTGTCCTCTCGACAGCAGGTATACCCTTTCGATAGTCGTTCGGCTTTTATTAGTAATCTATAGTCGAAAAATATTTGGGTGGTTATCACTTTTTGACCATCTGGCTATGGTTGAGGCAGGAATACCCGTTTTCTCACTTGCAATCTTTATGCTAGGGTACTCGTAACCATCTATACTCACTTTACAATACTGTTTTGAGTAATCCTGTCTTCTTTCATAATCATTCTTAGGAGCTAACCTTTCGTATGTAGGATAGTTATCGCTGTTAAGCCTGTAATTTAAAGTCGTTGTTTTTATACCTAATTCCCTACATGCCTCGGATTGACTTCTGTAGGTAACCCCGTCTACTCTTACCTTACGGGAGTTAGACTTTTTAACTGAATTTATCATTTTCTCAGTCTTAGGCTTCCCGTATTGAGGGTTCCTCTCTCCTGACGAGTGATATGATTTCATCTTTCTTATCTCTTCTTTTCTCGGATTATTAGTGTAAACGTCCTCACCTATGGATGTAAATTTAATATTGTAGTAATTAGTGCTCTCCACAGCGTTACGTTCACCTATGTATTTTTCCTCTAATTCATTGAGCTCTTCATCCGAGTAAGCATCTTCCAGTATCTCTCTTGTAAAGTTGTTCTTTCCGTATTTCTTTATTGCCCGTTTCAGGTATACACCTGAACCTAAGTAAGTTTCCCAATTATTCTTTCGACCATAGATGCACTTTCCAATGCATTTCATTCCATTTATCTGGTTTGTAGTTTCATATACAAATCCGTATTTTTCCAACTTCTTCACCTCTGCTATTAATATAGCAGTTGGTTTTGGATAATTTCGGAAAGTGCGACTAAATTTAGCACGGGGTTGTCTTTACTTGAAGAGTTCCCCCGTTTAGCAAAGTTTTCGACATACATTACTGTATGAAGGTGCTACAATTAACACAGGTTACTACAAAAAGGTTGCCCCTTATGCTCGTTAGTGTTCATGCGTGCTGATGTATCTGCATAGTACATATAAGGAGTCCCACGAGATTTACGTTCTGTAAAAATAGATTTATAAATTTCAGTTGCGTTTACCGTTTTCTTTAACTCTAAATCTGCATTTTCAGCAATACGATAATAATATGTAAATGCATGTTCTTCCTTATTTGGCTCTTCTCCTTCTTGGAGTCGTTTCTTATCATACTTCCTATTCAGGTCAAATCCTAGTTTCTTTTTAATTTCATAAGGGTCGAAGATACTAAATGTTTCCTTATTTTGTAAACGTCTCATAAACTCATCTGGAATAGTTACAGCAGTGTTAATACTATGTGCTCTTCGTTCCTGAGAACCTGTTGTCATTCTAAGTTCTAGAAAGTCAAAAATATCCCTGTGCCATACAGGTAAATATGCAGCTACTCCTGCCTTACGTGTCAAATTTGTTACTCCTCTTTATAAGAGGGGTCAAGTCATTTCTGCTTGACTCTCTATGTTTCCATAGATGTTCAGACTATATCTTTAATTAGTTACAGAGGACTAGTCTTTTTTTTT